CTCAAGCTCAACGAACAAGAAGCCAACAACATCATTCAGCTTTTGGACATTGCTGTGAAAGCTGGCGGTCTCGCCAATGCTGCCGTCGCTTTGCCAATTGTTGAAAAGATCAAGCAAGCCGCTCAACCTAAATCCGAGTAATGCAAACCGATACCAACAGCAACAGTGGGGTTGGAATTTCTCTGGCTACCGCTGCCGCTGCTGGTGCGGTTTCATTCATCCCGCAACTGACACAGTGGTTCCAACTCGGAGCCGCTGTGTTGGCTTTTATAGCTGCTGCAATTGGACTCTACAAAGCCCTCAAGAAATGAACTGGAAAACCACTCTCGCAGGTGTTGGTGCAATCATGGTTGCCGTTGGTGGAGCTATCAAAGCTCTGTTTGACGGCGACCCGTCCACCAACATTGATCTTGCTGCAACCATTGCCGCTGTGACCGTTGGCTTTGGTCTTATTGCCGCAAAGGATGCGGACAAAAAGAAGTCCGAGTGAACATCGTCGAGCAGATCATCACCGCTCTCTTAAAGTGGCTGACTGGTCTGGCTAAAACTGAACCCACCGCCGAAGATGCAAAACCAGACAAAGAGCTTAAGCAAAAGCTTCTGGATCGCATTGATCGCGCTGGTAAGTAGTTGTGGCTGTGGAACTCGCGTCGTTTACGTCCCCCACGGTGAGCCGGTAAGGCTTGCTGAGACCGTCAAAGCGCGGGTTTGGGTCAAAGGTGCTGACGGTGTTTCTGTTCGCTCCACGGGTCGTATAACGCTGTCAGAAGGTTGGTACGCATTGCCGAAAGACTGATTATGTCGCAACAAGTCATCAACGTTGGTTCAACCGCAAACGACAACAACGGAGACACGCTCCGAGGATCGTGGATCAAAGCTAACGCGAACTTTGATGAGATCTACGCTGCTTTGCCGATGGTGGCTCCGTCAACGTGGGTTCCTACGCTAATTGATTCCGGTGGTGGTCGCACGTTTAACTTTACCGTCAACACTGCTCGACGAACGGCTGTCGGTTTTGTTGAGACATTTACTGTTGATCTGACCATCAACTCAGTGAGTGGTTCTGCGACCGGAAACCTGCGGTTGGGTCTTCCTGACGCTGCGACCTACGACGCTGCTGTGTCCATCTGGTTGGACAATGCGACGAATCAAGCGAAGACTTCTGTGATTGGTAAGGTGGTTGGTGGAACGTCTTACTGCGAGTTGAGCCATTACGAAAACGGAGACATTACAAGTCTTGCAAGCCAACTCCAAGCCACTTCCCGCATCTTAATTTCTGGGGTCTATTTCACGGCGTGAATCTGATCGCTACCAGTCTGCAACTTGGGATGACGGTCCTTCAGGGAGCGATGGGAAATCCATCGTTTCTCTGGCAGGGAGTGCTGGTGCGTTGCCTTCCTGCTGCGATTACTGATGCAAACTCGGTCATTGCCGGTGGTTTCCAAGATAACGTTCAAGCGCGGATCTTGGTTAAGTTCAGCGACTGGAGATTGGCTGACTCGACTCTTGTAACCGTTGACGCTTCGGTCTGGTCTTGTGACGTTGGTTTTACTGCTGACCGACTTTTGCAGGAGAGCGGAAGTCTGCTCCTCCAAGAAAACACTGACCGCTTGCTTCTTACTTTCGGGAAGATGATTCCGGTTGTGGGTCGTCTTGTGACCTACGATGGTCGCCAAATGCGGATCATGTCGGCTAAGAGAGACGGCTCCGGTGCTTACTACGCTCTTGAGCTTGGAGCTAAGACCAAATGACTCCACTTATTGTTGTTGATGTCAGCCGGTTTTCTGAAGCTTGGAAGCAATATCTTCGGCTTACCAGCCGCGCATTGCCAGAAGTCATCAATGCTCGCACGTTCTACATGATGTTGCGGATGTATTGCTTGCTTCCGCCAAAGTCCCCCCAATCAGCAAGAAACAAAGTATTGGATTATTTGGACAGGTATGTTCTAAAGCTCCGCAAAAAGAGCAAAAAAAGCGGCAAATATCTTGGAAGAAACAGAGCTTTGCGAGTGGTACACTTGATTGCTCAAGCAAGAAACGCAAAAGAAGGAAAAGAGGGATTGTATGGTCCTACGATGCGTAAAGCTGCTGGAAAGCTTCGCCGTCGCGCTGCTGGTTCAGTTGGTTACCTCAAGTCTGCTGTAACCAAAGCAATCAAGAAGCTGTCTCCGTCGTTTCAGCAATTTGGTGGAACAAGACGATTTGCAAAAGGTTCTGCTGGTGTTCGTGCTGTGGCTGGAAATCAAGCTTTGATTAATCTGGCAAATGAGTATGGATTGCCGCAGGAAAACGTTTCAATGCATCGCGGGTCTTCCGCTTATGCTTATTGGGCAAAAGCTGGATTCAATCCATATACTCATGTTAGATTGAATATTGGCGTTGCAGATAACCAGACTGGCCGTGTAAACGCGATCTACGCGAAAGCAATGCAACAAGCTTACAACGACGAAGCAAGAGAGCTTGAAGACCATATCCGCGCAAAGCTTCAAGAAGCCGCTGTGCCTCTTGAGAAATATGGAGTTACTGTTCAATGAATGGCGTTGCTCTTAGAACTGAACGCGCTCTTGTCGATTGGCTATCTGCTCAAGACTGGTCTGCGTCTCCGCTTGGAACCCCAACCTGTTTGACGAGCTACGGTCATGGAGCGTTTGCAGATCCAGACTTGGAAGACCAAATGCCGGACTTCCCGCGCATCGTTGTTCGCTCATCGACTGCGGTTCCGGTTCATCCTATTGACCGGACTTGCGAAGTGGATGTAACCGCTACGCTTCAGCTTTCCGCTGACGATACTCCCGAATACAACGTGTTGGCTACCGTTGCAGCGTTTGAAGACATCCTGCAACCGCTATTCGTTGACGACAATATTTCAGAATTGAACGCTGGAGAATACGACCCATCCGGTGGCTTTGTTGCATACTTTGCAACGCCAACAGACTTTGGAGTGAATGACACTAGCGAAAGAGCTAGAACTTTCTCGCGTTCAATGCGAATCTTTGCAGCAGCAAACTCATAACACACTAACAACATGGCACTTTCAAAAGGTCTTGCGCTAGTATACGGCGCAAAAGGAACCATCAAGCTGTACACGGTTGGGGTCGCAAACGCTCTTACCGAAATCACCACCGGAACCATCACGACGATTGAGAGTTACGACGCTTCGCATGAGGCCGATGTCGAGCAAATCAAGAATTCTGCTGGTGAGGTTGTGGCTCAAGTCTCGGCCAATGAGCGCATTTCACTCAACATCACCTTTATCCCGAGTGCCTCCACTTTTGCCCAAGCTAAGTTGGCCGCGAGCCTCCCCAAAGTGAATGGGTATGCAGCTATTGCCGGAAGTGATGCAACCACTGTTGGCGGTGGTTCTATTGATGGTGATTACGTTTATTCGGGAGGTGGAAGCGTTAAGTTCACCAGCAGCGGTAAGGTCATGGTTACTATTACCGTGACCAAGTATCTCGACGCTTCCGCTTTGACCGGAACCGCCGCTGTCTTCACGCTGTAATCTGTGGCAGATCTCGCAAAGATCTTAGCTGAGACTGGACCTCAAGCACCAATTGTGCTTGGGGTTCGACTTGTTCCCTACACCGTAGGTCATGCAATAGTGCTGCAACGGTTGGGTTCGCCATTTGTCATGGGTGGCGAGATTCAACCAGAAAACTTGGTGGAGGCTGTGACCGTTTGCTCACAGTCTCCACTTGAGTCCATTCGATCCATCAAGTCTCGTTGGAGCGGTTTGATGCTGTGGCTGTGGGGAAAGCGTATTGAGCGGATGAATGTTCTTGCCGAATGCGACAAGTTTCAGCTTTGGCTTAAAGAACAGTCAACCGCTCCCGAAGTGCTGATGGAAAGCGGCAGCAAGTCAAAGCGTCCGGCAATGCCATGGCCCGAACGGGTTCTTGTTGGATGTCTCAATATTGGGATTGCTCCTGACGATGCGATCCAGATGCCTCTTGGTGACGCAGAAAGGCTGATTCTAGCTCACGCAGAGATGATGGGTCACGTTCAGTTGTGGGACGATCAAAGCGAAGCAATCTGGCAGAGCCAACAATCCAATTGATATGGGAATACTTTCAATGCTGTTCAAGATTGGCGTTGATGCCACCAAGTTTGAGATGGATCTCAAACGGGTTCAAAGTCTTGGCGAGAAGTTTGGTAATAGCTTCAAATCAGCGGTTACGAGCAAACTTGGGCAAGCATTGACAGTTGGAGCCGTTGTCGGTTTTGCAAAAAGCGTAATGGATGCGGCTGATAGGATCAAAGACTTGTCAGATCAGTTAAACATTACGACAAACGATGTCCAGCGATTGCAGATTTTGTCTGGCGAAACAGGGATCAAGTTTGAGCAGTTTGCGGACATTCTTGAGAAGACGGCAAAGGCAAGAATTGAAGCAACAAGCGGAGATGAAGCTCAGATCAAAAGCATGAAAGCTCTTGGTGTTTCGATGTCTGATCTTACAAATGATCAGATTTCAAACATTCAATTGAGCATCAAGCTTGCAAGTGCATACAAAGACTCTGGTCAGTCTGCTCAAGCAACAACAGCAATAACTGATTTATACGGAACAAAACTAAGGGCTGCTGCTGCTGCGTTGGCTGATTATGAAAGCACAGCAAACAGAGACTTTATCTCTGAAAAGACGATAGCAGACCTCTCAAAGAGCAATGACTTGTTAGATGAGCAGTATCGCAGATTGAAAGCAATAAGCTCACCCACAATTGCTGCTGGATTGAAGGTAACCGCTGACGCTTTGGAAAACCTGTTGTCTGGAGTAAATTCCAATGCGTTGGATCAATACGCAGCAGTTGCGTCTGGACAGGTGAATCCAACAAAAGGAACGTTTATGCAATCGGCATTAGCGTTTAGCAAAAGCTCTTTAGCATCAAAGTTTGCAAACACGCTTAACGATACAACAAACAATCCACCTCCGATTTCAGAGCCTAAATTTGAGCGTGTTAAGGGGGACAAATTCTCTTTTGGCGGACCTCAAGACTCTCTTGCTCGCATTGGCGGATTCACTGGCTTTCAATCGTCTCAAGACACTGCAATCAGAAATGCAATTGAGCAGACGCTTCAGTTGAAGCTAATCGTCAAGAACACGGACAAGACTGCCAACAACACGCGAGACTGATATGGCAACGATCAAAACGAGCGACATAGATCTTTCTGCGGTATCATCTGGATACATTGAGATATCCCGCGAGTACAACAACGGAGATGGCACTGGTCGTTTCATTACCTACAAGTATCGCGGGAGCAAAGACGCTTTGCGGCTTGCGTCTGTTAATTGGGTTTCTGCTGGTGGCAAATATCAAATCACTGAAGACGGTCCTTATTCGACTGCAACTGTAACGTTTTCAGGGGTTAACTTTAACCCTAACAGCCCAACCGCTCAGGGTCCATTAGACGAAGACGATCCTGCTCAGCGGTATGAGTTCCGCACAGAATACGTTGATGCATCGTTATTTGAGCTTCCTGCCGTCCGCGCTGAAGCCAAAAAGAATCTTGATACTGAGTTGTACTTTGCAGCAGTGAAGCAAGCTGGAGACGATCCGAAGAACAACAAGTTGCCGCTGCTTGAAACTCAATTCCCGCTGGCTCACAAGTTGGTTAGGAGATTGGCTAGAGGTCAAAGCAGCTTCCAGACTTCCAGAGTGTCTCTAACTCGGATCTCTACTTACTCTGCCCGAAACGGTCTTCCTGCTACTCCTCCGATCATCTCGGCAATCTACGATTCAATCACGCTCGCAAACCGGAATGGATTTCCGCAAGTTGTGCGTAACGTGATGCCTCAAGCACCGTTGGACCCGTTGCTGACTCCAGACGAGACCGCTTGGGCTTGGTTGAAAACCAACGATTCAACCAGCTTGATGATTAAGACCAACCAAGTCGAAAGAAACGAGACTTGGACCTTTGCAGCGTGGGACCTTTTCGCGTATCCATACAACCCAGCATTCTAACACTTACACACTATGGCAGACGAAATTCAACTGACGGCTCGCTTGTACGCTTCCAAAGGTGGCGCGTATCTCCCGAGCGTGACTTACACCAAATCCGCAACGATGGTTGGAACCGACATGGGTTCTCAGACTCAATTGATCGGAACCACCGTTGAAGCGTTGGACGTTCCTGTTGATGTCTCCAGCCCGTACAAGCTGTTGATCTCCAATCTGGATTCCACCAACTTTGTTGAGTTGGGTTTTGTTTCTGGAACCTACACGATGCGGATTCCTGCTGGCGAGACGCTCTTGATGCCATACGTCAGCGCGACTCTGTATCTCAAAGCGGATACCAGCAACGTGACGATTCAAGCGACGTTCTGCGAGATCTAACCGTTTGAGATATGGCGAACGAAATTGAAATGACAGCGCGGTTGTATGCGTCAAAGAATGGCGCATCTATCAACCCGCAGACGTTCACTACTACGGTGAATATGACTGGAACCGACATGGGTCAGAATACCCAAGACATCGGTTCTGGTGCGGATGAACTGCTTGATATCGCTGCGGATCTCTCGCTTCCATACAAAGTCTTGATCTACAACATGGACCTTCAGAATGCGGTCTATGTTGGTGTTTCGACTCCGTACCAGTTCCAAATTCCTGCCGGTGAGTTCATGTTGATTCCTCGAGTTGATGCCAACTTGTATCTAAAAGCTGTTATCAGCGGATCGACGGTCAAGATATTCGCTCAATTCTGTGAGATCTAATGGCTGTAACGCTTCCATCTAAGGTTGCAGAGCGTGGTATGAAAGCCGATCACGCTCGCGCCATCAATCAACTGATTGACGCAGTTCGCAAGATCCAGTTGGTTGCTGGACCGGATCAAGCTATTGAGCAGACTCCGAACGGGACGACCATCAAGATAAAGCAAGCTCCTCAGACAATTGTGGGTGGTACTCCTGACGACTTCTTTTATTGATGTATGCCCGTTGCTACAGACAAGCGTCAGCGGATGTTCAATGCGCGGAACTTGAACGATCTGTACGCACGGTTCGACAATAAGTGTGCAAGAGCGTTAGACGGCAAAACTCCGTTTGTTGTTGGTCTCAGTTCAAAGATACCTTTTGGAGTTCAATACGACTATTGTATTGATCCAGCCACAAGCTTCTATGTCACCGGAAGCACTCCAACACAAACGCAGATTGCGATTGAGCTTTCAAAGCTTGAGAGCAAGCACTTAGACGTTAGCGGAGGTCAGGTTTACGTTGATCACTACGTCACTTCTTTCAACTCTTCATATTGCAACGTTGGCTCAATTCAAAAGTCTTTTGAGTTACACAAGCGCAATGTTGATGGTATTGATTACGATGTCCATTTAGGTTGGGACGATTGGGATTCTGGTTTCGATTCTTACGTTAGGTCTTACTTTTCTTCAGTTGGATCTGCGCCTTCACTGCCTCCCGGTAGAATCCACAACCACAAAACGGCTGTTGCTGAGATACGGATTGAAGGTCTTTTGACTTTCAAAATTCTAAACAGTTACAAACGGTTTGATTGCTGGAGAATTCACAATTGCGGAAGCAAAGACATGAGGGTCTTGCTCCAATTGCCGGACGGCTCAGCGGAGACAAAGACAGTTCCTGCAATGGGCTGTAGATCGTTCAGGAGACGCGCTGACGGGACTTGGGCAACAACGTGGAGGGATGGCACTGCTTGCACGTATTTCTTCCCATACTTCACCGGAGACGTTCCATACTTTGCTGGTGGTCCACCAATGTATGGACAACCGGACTCTCTGGCGGTTTGCATGGAGAGGTCAGCAAAAGCCAACAACATTGCGAACCCGTTTTTGTTGCTGCAATGGATGCGAGCAATGGGCGCATGGGTTGACGCTCGTTTTTCTTACGACATTCGCGCACTGTATCCAGAATACTCAGACCCAACGGATGCAAACACCGCAATTGGAGACGCAATCTTCACTTGGGGACGCGCTAGAGTTCAGATTTACAGCAGTCTTTCCGGTGTTGTCTTTGAGGATTACATCACTGTATTCACCGGAGTTACCGACTTCATGCCGAAGCTCCAACGCATAGGCATCAACGCTGAGGTTTCTGGCGATGTCTTGGTGATGAGTAGCAAGAGACCGAATGCAATTGTCAGAATCTATCCAATTGACTGCAATGTTTTCTTTGGTTCAACCGATCCATACTGGCAGATCAATCCTACTACAACTTACATTTCAATTGCGTATCCGTCCTACTACTACACGCAGAACGTAGCAACACCCAACACGGCAACCCAATGGCAATCCGGCAACGTCCCAACATGGATGGAAACAATGCGGACGCTTCGCAGACGGGTTGCTGTGGAAGAGGGTTTCCTTAACAGTTTTGACGATGAAGTGGATATCTCTGAAGAGAAAGTTGGGATCGTCAGATTAAGCTCAATTGGATTAACAGTAACAGCATCAACCGCCGTTGGCATTGAGGCATTTGACGCTAACGCTCTAAGCGAGATTCCTAACTATGAACGCAGCGCAAACGCAATAGAATTGCGAACTGAGTTAAGGCCAAAGGGATTCTCACCGGCAATTGGTTATTCAAACAACAAATACATCTCGGCAACTAAAACATACATTATAGCTCAGCCGAGCAATTATGGTGGAATGTATGGATATGTATTCCCGCAGATTAGCACTTCAATCGGTGCTGTAGCATCGTATCCTGCTGTCAATTGCGCTTACATCGCTTCTGGTGGTCCGTGGGCTTTTTCAAGCAGCGTTTACGACTACAATCTTGAGCGGGTTTTCACAACCGATCCGCTGACTCCAGTTACAACCAACGTCTTTGGCTCTGATTTCTGGATCAACAAATGGGGCGGAAAAGGTGGCGTTGATGCGTCTGTCAGAGTTCTGGGAAGACCCAACAGGACAATTCAAGATAACGGTGTAGCTGACGATGTATTTAAAGACCAAAACAACGCTACAATGGCTTGTTTGGCTCCGTGGTATACTCAAGTTTCTGTAACCACTACAGAGCAAGCTTATATTGCAGACATTAGGTGGGGTGCAACCACTTATTTTGATCTTCCTTATAACTCAGGGACTAACGTTTATAACAACATAGGCAATTTCTATCACAAGATTCCAAAGTCAGCGTTTCTGTGGAATCTGTTGGAAGCTCACGTTTCTGGATGGAATCGGTCTGTCCCATTAGCTCATGGCGAAGTCTGGTGTCCAATTTACAGCTTTGATGCTGGCGGTGTATTGGTTCCAGATACGCTTGGGGATTTGATTCCTAAGGATACAACTGTCACTTGCTTGGACACAATGTGGGGACCGTCTTTCTTTATTACACAAAGCCAATACGACTCTTTGATTGCTAATGGAATACAAGCAAAAGAGCTGTATGACGTTAGCTTGTCTCAATACTATTGGATAGTTACACAAATGGATCTGGCAACTTACAGCAGATCTAAGGGATTCGCTTCTTTCAATTTCGACTGCTCCAATCAGGTCATTGATGCGTCTGGAGGCATCTTGACTCCTGCAACGGCTTGGGAGCCAATGCGGTCGTATGGCTTCGGTGAGACGACCCAATCTGCCAACTTTGAGGACGTTACCGGAGACCCATTCTATCGGTTCATTCGGTACGTTGATCTCGACGTAGCTTGACACAAACCCACCGTTGGGTTATTGGTCTCCCCGACGATGAAATGTCCGTCCTGCAACTGCATTTTTGCCGCAAGTCTCCGCGATATCGCGAAGGAGTTGGGTGCGTCCAAATCGTCGGCAAAGGCCGAAGCTTCTCGCGCAAATGGAAAGTGCGGAGGTAGGCCAAAGAAGACCAATGAGCAAAGAACTAATACCTCAGACAAAGCAGTCCGCGCTCGCGATAATGGCGAGCAAATTCAGCGTTGAACCGGCTCGTTTGCTGGAGACGCTGAAGGCTACGTTGATGCCGAAAGCAACGAACGAAGAGCTTCTCTCCTTCGTCGTTACAGCTAACCAGTACGGACTCAACCCGTTCACTCGCGAAATCTACGCATTTCCTGCGCGTAATGGCGGAATCCAGCCCGTTGTCAGCGTTGATGGGTGGATACGCATGATGAATAATCACGCGAGCTTCGACGGCATCCAGTTCACTACCGAAGACAAAGACGGCAAGCCGTTCTCGGTGACTGCTACGATTCACCTGAAAGACCGGACCCATCCGGTTGAGGTCACCGAGTATTTCTCGGAATGCTCGCGCAATACCGAACCGTGGAAGGTCAACCCTCGCCGTATGTTGCGACACAAAGCGTTGATCCAATGCGCTCGCGTAGCGTTTGGATTCAGCGGCATTACTGACGAAGAGGAAGCCATTCCGCAAGCTCCGGTCAACGTAACTCCTTCGCGTCCAATCTTCCGCAGCAAGCTGGAGCCAACCGTTGAACCGCCGCCAGAAGCTGTTCCTTCTGTGGTTGTTCAACCCACCGAGCTAACTCTTAACGAAGGGAAATCCAATGAGTGACGAACGCAGTGGACTACCGTCAGCGTCAGCGGCTTCTCGCTACGCTGCTTGTCTCGGAAGTTGGGATCTGGAGCGTCAAGTTGCGGAGGTTGAATCAACCGGAGACGCAGCGATTGGGAACCGTATCCACGCCGCTCTTGCGCTGGAGCCGGTCAGCAATCTGACGACCGATGAGACTTGGATCATTGACCGTTGCAGGGAGCAGGAGCTTGAGTTGGTGAAGCAGACATTTGGGGACATCGAACCAAACTGTTTCCGAGAAAAGCGCATCTGGTCTCTTGAAATTGACGGAACAAGACTCTGGAGCGGAAAACCGGATGTTGTTTATGTATCCGATTCTTGTGGTCTCATTATCGACTACAAGAGTGGTCGCGGAGCTGTAGAGAACGCTGCCGAGAATCTCCAGTTGCGCTGTTTGGTTGCACTGCTGGATGAGTCTTGGGGATTTACCTTTGAGCGTATTTCTGTTGCGATCATCCAGCCTTTAGCTGGACCGCCAAGTGTTGCAATTTACGAGTCGCAAGACATCCGTAGCGCAATCGCTGAGTCTGCTGACCTCATGGAGCAGATCAAGAAACTCGGACAACCGCGCACTCCGTCCGAATCCGCTTGCAAGTACTGCAAAGGGAAACCGTACTGCCAAGAAGCGCGGGAGCTTGCCGTTGCTCCTCCGCTGACGAACGCACCGGAAGGTATAACGCCAGACGCTATAGCTGCGACGTTGACCAACCAGACGCTTGCAGCGTTCTTAGATCGTGCAGCGCAAGCGGAGGCTGTCATTGAAGCTTGTCGCGCTGAAGCTCGACGGAGGTTGAGCGAAGGGGACGCCATCGAAGGCTGGACGCTCAAAGAAGGATCGGTGCGCGAGTCTATTTCAAACTCTGAAATAGTTGCGTCTCGGTTCTTGGAACTTGGAACTTATGAGCAGCTAAGTTCCGCAATCACGCTGAACAAAACGAAGCTCAAAGATGCTCTGAAGGTTGCGACTGGAACCAAAGGTCGCGACTTGGAATTAAAGCTGGCCGCGCTTCTTGACGGCTGCACTGAAAGCAAGACCGGACAACCCACACTTACGAAGATCAAATGAATCAAACCCACCCAATGGAATTGGTCCGCGAGTTCATGCGGACGTATCAGCAATGCATCCCAGAGCGTCCCGCACTGCCAGACCCCATCACGATCAACCTTCGGTATCGACTGATTGATGAGGAGGCTCAGGAGCTTTCCGAATCAACTTCCGCTGTCGAGTATCTCGACGCAATCGGAGATCTCTTGTACGTCGTATACGGAGCCGCTCTAGCCGCTGGCTTCTCCCCGCATCAAGTGGACGCTGCTTTTACCGAGATCCATCGAAGCAATATGTCCAAAGTCTGGACTGACGATGAGATTCATTCCATCCCCGCTGACTGCCGGTCTCACCGAGTTGGGGACAACCGCCACATTGTAAGGCGAACGGACGGTAAGATCGTGAAGTCACCGAGTTATTCACCGGCTCGACTAGAGGGCTATACCCGATGAGACATCTATGGTCCCGAGGATTCGGACGGCTCCATTCTGACGCTGAGGTCATTACCACCGACGACGGCAAGCGGTTCCTGCTCGCTGTCGTTGAGTTTGAGAAGCGAACTCTTGCGAACGGAAAACCCTACGCACAGCGGGTCACGTTCCGGTCGTTTGATCCTGAAGACATGGACTGCGTGAGGATGCTTACTGAGGGGACGCATATCATGTTTGACGGTGATTGCGATGCATTGGCCGAGAAGAGCGCGACCGGATGGTGGTACGCTAATCCGCGCATCACCGGACGAATCCATGAGATCATCCCGCCGCACGATGCATCTTGATTTCCATGTCAGCGGAATCCCGAAGGCTCAACCGCGAGTCAAAGCATTCGTTCGCGGTGGTCATGCGGGAGTCTACACTCCAGACTCAGCCGAGTCTTGGAAGCAAGCGGTGCGTCAGGAAGCTGTCGCAAACGCTCCAGAATCGCTTATAACGGGTCCGATTAGGTTGCAGCTAGACTTCTTCCTTCCGAGACCCAAAGCGCATCTGGACAAGCACGGAGTCCCGAAAGCAAAATCACCGGTCTGGCATTGCAAAAAGCCGGATCTTGACAACCTCATCAAAGCGGTTACCGATGCGATAACCGACACTCAGCGAGTCTGGTTGGACGACAGCCAGATTTACCAGATAACAGCGGTGAAAACCTACGCTCTGTACGCTTCGGGATGCAGCGTAAGGATCAACGCTGACTGACTCTTGGAAAGTGCGGCATGGTGTGCAGGGAGATCCTGCGACGGGTTAGGTTTCATCCCATAGAAACACCGCATTTTCCTAAGGTTTTCGCTGGTTTTTGACCCTCTTGAAGAAAGTTGAAAAAAAATGCAATCTCCTGTTGACGGTAACCCAACGATGGGTTTAGGGTATCTCCATCGACGGCAATCAAGCCGCGAGAAACTGAACGAATAAAATGAACAGCACCGCCCAAGTCATCAAGAGCAGCCTCAACCCTAACTTCGGAATCGGAAGCGTCGGGTTAGTGATTTCAAAGGGAATCAAGTTTTCGGTTGTTATGATCGGTGGAAATCAATGGAAGATTAAGAACTCCAACCTGAAGTTTAACTGATCAATAAAAGAGGGGCGCGACTCTCCAACGCGCAACAAACCATAACTCATACCATCAAATACCATGACTTTTCCAAAGCTCATCAAGACCGTTGAGACCGCGCATCCAGCACGATTCTTGTCTGGATTGCGAATCTACAAGACCCAATTTATTGACGTTGGAGACCGCATCGTTGCTGTTGAGTTTTTGCACTTGAACTCGGGACAACTTCACAAAGTTAGGCAACGCGAACTTCGCGAGGAAGAACGCGAGCTTCTAGCCGATTGAATTACCAACGTGGGGAGCGCATACGTTAAACGCTCAGAACCATCAACACCCATCAAATACCATGAAATACCATTGCAAAGACAAAGACAATAAGACGCTTTCAATACATAGAAGCATTGAAGAAGCGCACCGCGCACTTAACGTTTGGAATCATACCAGAGAGCTTGTCTGGATTTCAGATGAAACCGGACGACTGCTGACCGCTGACGAAGTGTTCCAAGCACTTGCCGCAACTTGGATGAAAGGTCTCCGATGAATCTCGGACCACTCATTGCGGCTCTCATCACTGTGGAGTCCAACGGACGGGACAATGCGGTTGGCGACGGTGGTCTAGCTATCGGTGCGCTCCAGATCCACAAAGCGGTTGTGGTGGACGCAAACCGGATCGCTGGCACTCATTACACTCACGCTGAGATGACCAACCGGATTGCGGCTCGTAAGGTCTGCGAGATCTATCTGACGCACTACGGCAAAGGCTGTACAACCGAGCAGTTGGCTCGCAAATGGAATGGAGGCGGTCCCTCTGGTGATAAGAAAACAGCAACAATTCCCTATTGGAACAAAGTCAAAAAGCACCTATGAACAAGTCAGTCATTATCTCAGAAGAGACTCACAAACTACTCAAAGAATACTGCCAGAGCGAAGGCATCAAAACCCAACATCTAGCGGATCGAATTATCCGCGAGTGGCTGGAGAAGAAGAAGGAGTCTAAATGAGCGATACCCCAATATCCGACTCAACCGCTCACAACGTAGCCGATCTGGGAATGCTGTGCAGGAGGTTGGAACGCGAACTCAACGCAGCAAACTCAATCATCCGGCAGCAGCAATTGTTGGATGAGGAGAACCTGCGGCTTCAAGAACGCATCAAGCGGTTGGAGGACAGCATCGAAAAGCTCAAAGATGCGGGAGACTTGGTTTTGATCTGGCTTCTTTCCAATCGCAGTCATCTCGGTGGACTGGATGTGGATTCCGCTCTGCGAGAATGGAAACAATCTAAAAAGGAGGCCAAGCCGTGAGTGTAGAAGAACGAATACTTTTCCTATCGGAATCTCCCGATTGCAACCATCCACGCGAACTCCGCGCAATCGCTCTCGATGTTCGCAAGCTGGAGGATCGCGTGAAACAACTGGAACTCAAAGAGGACGAACTGAACGACCTCAAGAAATGGTTGCAGGGACGATGAAGCTGCGACCGATCAAGTGGGTGCTGTCACCCACCGACGACCATATGCTCTCGATGGAATGCACTGACATCGAAATCGTCGATGAAGGGGGCGGCGAATACGTCGAGGTCAGTCAATCTGCTGATGGCCATGGTAAAGTCAGCATCAACCCAGAGGAGTGGCCGATGATGCGTAAGGCAATCGACGACGCGATCAAGCAATGCAGGGACCTAAAGCCATGAGATCAGTTCAAGACATCATGCGAGAAGGGACCGGCATCAAAGTCCTAAGCCGCAAAGACGTTGGAGATGCCGTGAGAGCAGCCAAAGCTAAGAAAACAGAGTTCACAAGCTTCTGGACTAGAAAGAGAGGCAAAGCAACAAAATGAGACAATCAACATACATACCATTACGTGGACACATACCACAAGCAGTTGTATTGGAAGTACTGGAAGACATTAGCAAAAACAAAACATACAGACAGATCAAAGAAGATTACTCGGTCAGCTTAGGTTGGATACACAAAGTCAGACATAACAAGATTAGAAAATGAGCATACTTAACAAAATCGGAATTACTAAAGAAGCAATCGCAAGACTGTTAGGAGTCCACAAGACGGTTACAGTTGAGGAACCGCAATGGAAGGCACTCAGCAAGAAAACCAAGCGCGGTCGTGGACGACCCAAAGGCCAGAAGATCCCGCAATGGGTCGTTGATGCGGTAAGGAACTCTCACAAAAGTTTTACCGCTAAGGAACTATCAACCAAGTACGGTGTCTCTGACTATTGGGTTTGGGCTGTACGCAACAACAAGTTCAGAAAGTAACCAAATCCAACGATAATCAACGCGAGTGTGTCTTGATTAAGTTCTAATTCCATGATTCTTCAACATTGTGAACATTACACAGCACCAACGCCGAGTCATGGCGATTGGTTGCAGTCATGGGAACCGAGCCAATCAAGATGCACTCGCTGCGGCGCTTTTGTTCCGCGAGAAGTTCAAGCCGCACGAAGTAATTCACCTCGGAGACGCATACGATCTTGCATCGTTGCGGTCTGGTTCACTCCGAGACCCTCAAGACTCGGACCAAGCCGATGACTATCTCGACGACATTCAAGAGGGGGCAAAGTTCTTGGATGAATTGAGACCAACAGTCTTCACAATGGGCAACCATGACGAACGGGCTAAGAAGTATCTCAATCATCATAACGCTGTTGTAAGAGGGTTTGCCGAAGCTGTATGGGAACGAATGCTAAAACCAATTGAGAAACACTGTCATACGTTTATCAAATACAACGATTGTCACGACAGATCGTTTTACAAGTTGGGTGGATTTCGGTGGGGACATGGAGTCCTATTCGGTGAGAACTTCTTGCGTGATTCCGCTGAGACGTTTGGGAACTGCGTTGTGGCTCATGCTCACAGAGCAGGTCAAGCGACTGGCCGAACAATGGGAAATCCGATTGGCTTTTGCGTCGGTACTTTGGCAGATGTTCCTGCAATGGATTACTCGGGGAAACGACGATCAACCCTAGCTTGGTCCCACGGTATTGTATTTGGAGAGTATACAATTAACAGCGCACAACTATATCTACATCAATGGCCACAAAACGAGAAGAACTGGGTTCTGCCGAGCTTCTGAGGAAGCTGAGGCTTGCCATAGCTAACCAACCAGAACCGGTCCCAGAAGGGTTTAAGACAGCTGGACAATGGTCTGCCGAGTGGGGAATAACAGACAACGCTGCTGGTATTGTGCTCTGTCGAGCAGTTAAGAAGGGTCTTGTTGAAACCAAACGGTTCCGAGTTATCTCTGGTCTCCGTGGGGTCTATCCGGTTACGCATTACCGCCTCAAACAATGAAATACAGATCTAAAGCCAACCCGTCAGTCATCGTTGAATTGGTCTCTGAAGCGCAACTGCGGATCGCTGAGACCAAGAGACTGGCGGTCGTGTACCGTAAAGACGGGATTCTATACGTCAGACCCAAAGCCGAATTTTTCGATAAGTTCAAGCTGGACGAAACACCGATTCCGAGTTAGGAGTAAGGAGTCAGCGCAAGCCGTAGGAAGCAAGTGTTGACACACCATACCTGAAGCCATGTTCAACCAACTTTTCCCCACCCTTTCCGTGCCACGTCCCGTCGCTTCAGCGGGAGTTCCTACCACGGTCTGGGTGGGGTTTCTGTTTGTTACATGAACGAAGACAAGAAGACCCGTAAGGCTCCAGCCTTTCAGTTATACACCGATGACTTCCTAGCTGGGACCATCGAAATGTCCCAAGAAGAAGTTGGTCAATTCATTCGACTTCTCTGCCATCAATGGAACCGCGGTTCAATTCCGGTTGAAACCGAAAAGCAACAGCGGTTGGCTGGCGGTTGCGTATCGGTTGACGTGTTAGATAAGTTCGATCACTGCGAAGATGGTTTGCTTAGAAACAAAAGGCTTGAGTCCGTTAGAACCGAAAAGGGTAAGTTTTTGCAGAGCCAATCCGAAAAAGGCAAGTTATCCGCGGAAAAACGCAGATTGGAGGCTCTGGAACGGCAAAGTCAATCCAACCAAAATCCAACCGCGGTTGAACCGGTGTTGCAACCGGATGGTCAACCGAAATTCAACTCTCCATCTCCATCTCCTAATAAGAAAGATACAGCGTCTCCAAAGTCGCCGTGGGATGTTGGCTTCGGTGTTGAGTTACCAAACAGCTTTCAGACAGAGAACTGTCTTCAAGCAGTCAAGCTCTGGCTTCAGTACAAATCGGAGCGTAAAGAGGGATACAAGAAGACCGGACTCACGGCATCACTCGCCAAGTGGTCCAACGAGTTTTCCCCTGCTGAGTTCCCATCTGCTGTTGAGAACTCAATCGCTTCTGGTTGGAAAGGGATATTCCCAACCGGAAAGCAGCAACAACAACCTCAAGCCAAGTCCGTCAACCTCAGCCTCAACATTGCGGACTACCAATGAACGATCCGTTTTACGCTGTAGACGACGAATTTGCCGTCATTGGTTGTTGCCTCAACGGTGGGGTTGATACCTGCTCGGATGCTTTCGCTGAGATCCAGACCTCAGCGTTTCAGACCGAGACTCTGGCGATGACCTTCGACGTGTTGAAGTCGTTGGTCGCCGAGTCCAAGCCGATTGCGCTTCCCGAAGTCATGCGGGAATGGAAGAAATCCTTCGCTTCAAATCCGGTCCCGTTTGAAGACTGGAATAAAGCGATGGAAGCCTCCCCATCACCGGCAAGCTATCCGATGTTTGCCAAAGGTGTTCTTGAAGCCGCTCACCGTCGCCAGCTACGAATCGCTGGAGACCGTCTATTGAGGGAGTCCGCTGTCTCCACCCTCGCAGTCGATCAAATCGTCTCTAATGCCGAACAGGGGCTTGCCATTGATGCCTCTAAGGAGACGCTTCAACCCGCAAAGTCAGTTGTTGGGAGATTCATCGACGCAACCCAAGAGAGATTTGAACGAAAGGGGCAACTCTCTGGCATCACTTCTGGCTTCTATCGGCTCGACCAAATGACTGATGGTTTCCAGCTTGGAGAACTTGCTATCTTGGCCGCTCGTCCATCCATCGGTAAGACCGCAATGGCGATTGCCTTTGCTCAAGCGGCTTCCGTCATTGGTAAGGTTCCCACGCTGTTCGTCTCGCTTGAGATGTCTGACGAATCAATCGTTCGTCGTATGGTCTCAACTATCGGGTCAGTCCCAATGGGGGATATCCGCACCGGCAACATGACCGAAGGTGGGATGAAGTCCATGAGTCACGCTTGCTCTAGGATCGCATCCAGTCCGCTCCATTTTGTGTCTGGTTCATCTGTAAGCAACATCGCGGCAATCACTGCAACCATCCGTCGAGCGGTTCGCAAGTGGGGAGTGAAACTGGTAATCATCGACTACCTGCAAAAGATCCACGGTTCCAAGTCTGCCGAGAAACGTACATACGAGATCGCGGAGGTCAGTGGACGACTCAAGAGCATTGCAACCGAATGTAAGGTTGCTGTGGTCTCACTAGCGCAACTCAACAGAGAGAATGAGAAGGAGAAGGGGCGGTCACCTAAGCTTACAGATCTCGCTGATTCGGGTCAGATAGAGCGTGACGCTGACTTAGTAATGCTCCTTAACCGCGACCGCTCCCAGAAGTGCGGTGAAGCAATCATTGCCATCGCCAAGCAGCGTGACGGTGAATGTGGAGCCGTGAAGCTATGGTACGACGGTCAGTATTGCCGCTTTGGCGAGATTGCCCCCGATACTTAATCCTAACGATAGGTTGACTGCCATAAACCATTGCTGTAAACTGACCAACGAAAGCAAGAAACACCCACAAACACCATGCAAACCGGTAAGATTGACGTTACAAAGATCGACAAAGCATTCCTATTCAAAGGCAAAGCTGGAACGTATTTGGATATCGCACTTATCCCCAACAAGTCTGGACGAGACCAATACGGTAACGATGGAATGATTGTGCAGTCTATTAGCAAAGCCGCACGACAAGAAGGTAAGAAGGGTCCGATCTTGGGTAACTATGCTGACCTAGATAGGCGTGAAGCTGCGCCAGTTAAGAAGGTAGCTGCTAACGATCCGCTTGGACCTGAAGATGACATTCCCTTTTGATACCATTAACACCCATGACTAACACAGAAAGCTTCTGGGAAGACCCAGATACAGACACTCCACGTTGTGACTTAGAGCAGAAGCGTATTGAAGGACAGTTCCCGCCGCATCTCACTACCTTAGCAATGTCATTTGCTCGACGGTTAGAGCGTGAGCTTAACGAACAACGACGACGCATCTATGATCTAGAGGAAGAGCTAGAGCGTTTGACTCTAGAGTAATATGCATCACAAGCGTTATCTGCACAAGAAGATGGATGTTGATGGTATCAAGAAGGAAGACACGTTAGACATACAAGCTCGCATCACTCTTCTCAATCTAGCTCCATCTATTGTAACCAATGCGATCAAAGCTGGCTGGATCTCATATCCTGCTAACGCATACGTTGATCCTGAAGAGCAAGACCCGACCGAGTGGCTGAAGAAGTATGACTGCGAGAAAGCTTACAACCTAAGACAGAAGGGAATGACTTACCGTGAGATCGGCAAGCTCTTGTGCGTGGGTATTGGTAGGGTTACTGAGATACTAAGACGCGGCGAAGAAATAGCAGTGCAACGCAAGCTTGATGAGATAGGTGTTAAGCCTATTGATCTGCCAAAGAAATCCACAGTGGAGAAACATACGACACTAACTAAGCAACGTAAGAACACTAAGCGATAACGTATGACACAGCGTATAGCAGTACCTAATATTGCGTGTATCAGATGCGATGTAACGACCTGTATCATTAACCTAGGAGGCTCCCGCTATCTATAGATACGCTGGTGATCGCGCGGGACCGATCATCTTCCGCGATCAAACTCGCTATTGTATTATAAACGCACCACTAATGACAAACGCTGCACAATACGTTATGCTTAATTTTGGGCATCACACACTGCGCTGGCATCTTGCTCAGATCCGCGCTGGACGTTCTACGGCTGAGCAGATTGCGGGTTACTACCAGCCGAATCCAAAAGACCCAGAGCAGCGCACAATCTGCAAAGGGTTGGCTGATCTTCTCAAAACAAAATCCGAAGATCTTCCCGAAAGTCTACGATGACTCAAAGCGAGTACGTCAAACACTCTGGTCTAACCAAAGGCCGAGTCTCTCAGTTGGTCTCCAAAGGAATGCCGTTGGACTCCGCTGAAGCTGCGGACGCTTGGAGAGGCTCTGGAGCGCAAAGAAGGAAGGCTGCTATTGAAGCGAGCCACATTCGGTCAGAGCATTCTGAAGGTCCGTATCGGCCCCCAGAATCAGAAGCTCCGGTCAATCCTTCCATTGTTGCTGAAAGCACTCCGCAGGGAGCATACGAACGCCAGAAGCAGATTGAGCGAGCGTCTTACGGTCTTGCGGTTCAATCCCTACGCTCAAAGTCTCTCGACGCTGCCCGTATGGTCTCGGTTCACGCGACCGCAGCTAAGAACCTAATCAACGCTCGCAAAGACGTTCTCGACCTCTCCGAACGGGAAAAGCGGTTAGTCTCCGGTGATTGGGTCAAAAAGGTAATGCAAGACCATGACGGGTCCGTAGCTCAACTGCTTAAGTCGATGCCAAAACAGCTTGCCGGTAGAATTGCTCCTCACGACCCAGAACACGCTGAACGCGAACTAGAACGTTGGGTTCAAGAAGTATGTCTGAAAACTCTGCACTCAACCGATCCTTGGAAATGAATCAAATTGAACACCTGCTGGTCTCCAGCCTTATCCCTTACGCTCGCAACTCCAGAACACACTCTGACGATCAAGTCTCGCAGATTGCCGGTTCAATCAGAGAGTTTGGATTCACTAATCCAGTCTTGATTGATGCAGGTGGAACAATCATTGCCGGTCACGGTCGAGTGATGGCGGCAAAGAAGCTTGGACTTGAAACAGTTCCGTGCATCCGTCTTGGACATTTAACTCCATCTCAAGTCCGAGCCTACGTCATTGCCGACAACAAGCTGGCCCTGAACGCTGGATGGGACGACCAGATGTTGCGGTCTGAACTGGAGTCTTTGCAGGATGACGGATTCAACATGGACTTGACCGGATTCTCGGACGAGGAACTTGCCGAGTTGCTTGAACCAGAAGTTGTCGAAGGAGAAACCGATCCAGACCAGACTCCAGAAGTTCCGGTCGAGCCGATTACCAAGCTTGGCGATGTTTGGATTCTAGGGAATCACCGGCTGATGTGCGGGGATTCTACAAGTATCGAAAGCGCAAAGCGTTTAATGGGCGATGACTTGGCTGATTTGTTAATAACTGATCCACCTTACAACGTGGACATGACAGCCAAGAATGAAATGCTTCAGAAAGCTGGTAAGGCCAGAAAAGACGAGTCAACTTTTGGAATCCAAAACGACAAGATGTCCAATGATGATTTCCGTCAATTCCTTAGAGATGTTTATTCGACAGCAAACTCAGTGATGCGAGAAGGTGGTGTTTTCTATATTTGGCATGCAGATTCAGAAGGGCACAACTTTAGGGGGGCTTGCATTGATGTAGAATGGAAAATCAGACAATGTTTGGTTTGGGTAAAATCCGTGTTTGCAATCGGAAGAAGCGATTATCATTGGAAACACGAGCCGTGCCTTTATGGATGGAAAGACGGAGCGTCTCATTATTGGGGTTCAGACAGAAGCCAAACGACTGTCCTAGATTTCAAGAAACCATCGAAAAGCGAGCTTCATCCAACTATGAAGCCGGTCGAGTTGTTTGAATACCAAATCGGAAACAGCAGCAAAGCAAATGATGTCGTTCTTGATCTCTTTGGAGGTTCTGGAACCACAGCAATCGCTTGTGAGCGTCTTAGTCGCAAAGCCCGTTTAATGGAACTAGATCCCAAATATTGCGACGTAATAGTCAAACGTTGGGAAGACTTTACCGGCAAGAAAGCGGTTCTTGAAAAGGTGTAATGGAAATCCTGAACTGCCAGAAGCCGAGAGGGTTGGAGGCTCTCCGTCAGAACAAGATCGCGCTCAAAGCCATTGAACGTGACACGGTTCTCCGGTTTTTGCCAATCGCAGACGATAAGCCTTCACGCATTGATGGGTTCATCTGGAACCAAAACGCTGGCGTAATTACCGGAAGTTATGAGGTGAAATCTCGGAATTACGGACTCGCAAAGCTGGAGTCAACCTTCGGCAACCAATGGATGATTTCATGGTCTAAGCTCCAAGCCGCTCTTGAGATTACGAAACACACTAAGTTGCCATTTTGGGGAGTGCTGCACTTGGAGCCTGACGGTCTGGTGCTGATGGTTGAAATCTTCAACGAGAACGCAACTTGGGGTTGCAACGTGCAGTTGCGGGACAAGTTGATGGATGGAGTGAACGAACGCATGGCGTTCTTGAATATGAGTGAAGCTCGAAAGCACCGGATCGAAGAATCCAATACGGAGTTGTTCTGATGCTTGATCTACAGCGCGAAATCCTAGAGTTCAGAAGACAGATCTACCGCCCATCTCCACGGCAGACTGTGGTGGAATGGAGCGAGTCAAACCTCACGTTGACTCAACGACAGACTGAACATCCCGGTCCATTCTCCACGGCTGTCAGACCATATTGCCGAGAACCATTGGAATGCTGGAAAGATCCGTCAGTCTCTGAGGTGACTTTGTGTTGGGGTTCCCAGACCAGCAAGACGACGACGCTGATGGCTGGTCTTGCGTGGGCTATCGACACAGAACCGAGTCCCGCACTGTGGCTGATGCCATCAGAGAATTTGGCTCGCAGCTTCAGCAAATCCCGCTGGATGCCGCTTCTGGAGGATTGTCCCGCATTGGTTGCACGGTTTCCTTCTGATGCAGACCAGATGACAAATCTTGAGCAGCAGTTTGACCGCTGCACTTTGACCTTTGTTGGGTCTAATTCACCGGCAAATCTAGCGTCCCGTCCGGTGCGAATCTTGGTCGCAGATGAGGTGGACAAGTTCGCAGAGGCGACAGCCAAAGAAGCCGATGCATTGGACCTCGCAGAGCAACGACTCAAAGCTTTCTCAAGCTCGAAAGCCTTCTTTACCAGCACTCCGACAACTTCAGAAGGCAGAATCTGGCAGCGTTATCTTAGAGGAGACCAGCGACGGTATTACATCCCCTGTCCGCATTGCGCGGAATACATCAAGTTGGAGTGGAAGCAAGTCACTTGGGACAACGCTAAGACCGAAGACGGGAAACCAGACTGGCAGCGTATCCGGTCGTCAGCGCACTACGTTTGCCAACTCTGTCAGGGTAAGATTTCGGATTCCCATAAGGTGGCAGCGTTGCGCCATGGAAAATGGATTCCCGAGAATCAAGCGAGCCTTCCAAGCGTTCGTTCTTACCACTTATCAAGCCTCTACTCACCGGATCGGAAATGCACTTGGGGACACTTGGCCGTCTCGTTCTTGGAAGCCAAAAGCTCAATGATGGGGTTGCAGGGATTCGTCAACGGTATGCTCGCTGAACCGTGGGAAAACCAAGAATCTCAACAAGAGCGAGTTGAGATTGTGTCCGATGCTGGACTCCCCGAAGCCAGACGCTACCTAACGGCTGACGTTCAAGCCGCTGCTCCGTTTGTCTGGTGGGTTTGTAGAGAGTGGAGCAAAGGGAATTCACGTCTTGTTGCTGCCGGTCACGCAGACGATTTCGCAGCACTTCGACGGGTCCAACTTCAATACAACGTGCATGATATGGACGTTGGGATTGACTCCGGTTTTAACACACAAGCCGTTTATGATGCTTGTGCTGAGTTTTCACAAAGCAGCGTTAATCCAATCACATATCCCTGCGGTCTCCGGTATCCACCAGAAGGAGGGCTGAGAAAGCCGATGCTTATCGGTTGGATGCCGATGAAAGGACGTGAGACCGGAGCGAGATTCACAAGCAAGACCGGCGCAATCCATCCCTTCGGCATTACGACTTCAACGTCAATGCGGACTGATGCGGTCCAGCCTCTGTTAGTCTTCGATACTGAGCATATGCGGGAAGTGCTTCAGCGACTCCGTAAAGGCTCGGAGAATCATCAATGGACCGTTTGCAGTCTCCCTGCACCACTTGAGGCTGAGGGGGCATTTGCAAGCGATTCTGACACATACTGGAAGCATTTGGACTCTCACGTTCTAAAGCCAACGGCTAACAGAGCGGGACGAATCAAACACTTGTGGTTCAAGCGAAACACTCGCTGGCCCGATCATTTACACGACTGCGAGTTGATGCAATTGGCGATGGTGATGCTCTGGAACGATCTCGCATCTACTAGTTCTGAAAATTCTAGTAGTTGACTTCACAGTTGGTCTGTGAATAGTCCGCCCAAGTGTTGACCTACACCGTAGCAACTAAGCGGAGTTATTTGCGTACCACCTACGCAAGCAAAGCTGCTTTGACATTGCTTGAGGCTTTGACTGCAAAGCTGACGGTTGCTGCAAACGCTATAGAGTCTGGTCAAGTTGTCCGCTCAACTTCTAGTTCTGACGTTTCCGTTGAGTTCGCTGAACCCGGTAAGGGTTCCGCTTCCGCTGGTGAAATGTTGGAAATGTGGGAGTCACTGCTGTCAGACTACGATCTTGCTGTGACCCTGTTGGCTGGAGACGGAATCACTAATCCGTCAGACCTCCAGATCTATAACAAGATGCTTGGAACCATTCTGGTAGCAGTTACTCGGTATTACGGTGATTTCACGCAGTTCCGTCGTGAAGCCACAACTCGGATGAGCTAATGGGAATCCTTCAAACCATTGCTAATAAGTTGTTTCCCGCTCCCGTTAATAAGTACGAGGGAGCCGGTCAGTCGTTGCGTCGTTCGTATCTTGATACGTCCTATACCTCGGCTCGCTTTGATGTAACGAGTTCAACCCGTCAAGCGATTGTCCGTAAGTCCCGTTTCTTTGAACAGAACAACGCTGTTCTGAATAGATTGGGCGACTTGTTTGAGAGCTACACCGTTGGCTCCAGCTTCTCGGTTCAACCTGCTTCAAGCGATCCAGCTTGGAATCTTAAAGCCAAGAAGTGGTTTGATGTCTGGAGCCGTTATCCCGATATCGGTTCTCGCCAGTCTTTTGGAACCATGATGAGCCAATCGGCTCGCGGTTGGTTCTTTGACGGTGAAAGCTTTATCCTTCTCACCAAAGGTGAGAGCGGAAAGCCGAGATTGCAGCTTATCGAAGCTCAGTCGATTGCGACTCCTGCTGGAATGGAGTCTGATTTAACCGTTTTCGACGGTATCCGGTTTGACCCTAAGACTGGACGCGCAATCTCGTATTTTATCGGATCGGAGAAAACTCAGGGTAATCTTACTGACGTTCGCTCAATTGGTTCTGACTCGGTGGTTCACATTTACGAGCCGAATCGTCCCGGTCAGCTTAGAGGTCTTCCGTTTGTCTCTGCTGTAATCAACGACCTGCACGATCTCGACGACTTGCAGAAGCTGGAGATGGAAGCTTGCAAACTCGGTGCTTCCGTCGCTCAGATTGTCAAGACCGTCTCCGGTGAGGTTCAAGCATCCAGCCTCCGTTCCGGTGGAATCTCGCAAACCACTCAGAATACTGCGGAGAACTATTACGAACAAGTTTTTGGGTCGTCTGTTAAAGTACTCAAGAACGGTGATTCATTTGAACAGTTCGCAACGGAGCGTCCCGGTGTAAATATGCGGGAATACTGGCGTCAACTGACCGAAAAGGTCTGTGCTGGTGTTGGTATTCCTTACGTTCTTGTTTATCCCGAGTCCATGCAGGGAACTGTCTATCGCGGTGCGCTAGATATGTCTGCTGTATGGTTTAAGTCTCGGCATCAAGTGATGTCGTCAGCGGCTCGACGTATTTATGAATATGTCATGGAGTACGCTATCAAGACTGATCCAACGCTCAACGATGCTCCGTCCGACTGGTATGAAGTAGCGATTACCGCTCCACGCTCTCCGAACGTTGATGTTGGCCGTAATTCCGCTGCTCAGTTGGCTGAGTTGGAAGCTGGCATTCTGACTTACGATGAAGTCTATGGTGCGCGGGGTCTTGATTGGCGTTCTGCTTTAGAAGCAAAAGCACAACAAGCTTTGTTTGTGCGTCAACTCGCTGACAAATACGGAGTTGATGTCTCTGAGATTTCGGTGATTCAGAAAGAGCGTCCTGCGGCTAGTGCTGCACCGGCTATTGACATTGAAGATGATTCTTCTGAATCTCCGTCTCCAGTTGCTCCGTCAGAAGGTGGATCGCAACCGCTTGTTGTAGAACAAACCGAAGTGACCGCTTCAGTCAAAAAGCAACGTAAGCCGCGAGCCAAGAAAACAGAATGAGCTTCACTAAGAAATCAGATTGGCTTTATTACGCTCCTGCGGCTTCCGCTGGTGAGACTGCGACCATTCAAATCTTTGACCAGATTGGCGAAGATTGGTTTGGTGGTAACGGTCTATCTGGTAAGCAATTCTCTGACGTTCTCAACGAAGTGGGCAATGGTCCGCTCTTGGTGGAGATCAACTCTCCCGGTGGTAATGTCTGGGATGGTCTGAGCATCTACAACCAGTTGCGCGGTCGTAAAGCTCCGGTGACCACTCGGGTCGTTGGCATTGCGGCTTCGATTGCTTCGATCATTGCTCTTGCTGGTGATCGTGTAGAGATGGCCGACGCTGCGCTAATGATGATTCACGATCCTTCCGGTATGGCTTCGGGTACTTCCGAGGATATGCGGAAAATGGCTGATGCTCTGGATCAACACGCTGAAGTGCTGGTTGGAGTGTACGCTAAAAAGACGGGACGCTCTCCCGAGTCCATCCGCGCTGCAATGAAGGCGGAAACTTGGTTCACCACCGCTGAAGCAATTCAGTTTGGTCTAGTGGACAAGCCGATCAAACAGCTTGCGATGGCTGCTAAGTGGCATCCCCGCGCTGTCACCAAGACCGCTCCCGAGACGGTCAAAAACAACCTCCGCAGAGGTCTTGAGCAATACGCTGAAGGTCTCGCTGGCGAAGGTCTTGAGAAGCAAACCGTTCTTGAGGCTGAGTCCCTTGTTGCTGGAGAAACCCCCACCGAAGATAAAGTTGAGAAAGCAAACGCTTGGTGGGGTCGCAATGAACGCTTTCTTGAGGCTGAACCCAACACTCCTGCGGACGTAGCAGCTAACCTCTGGGGAGGTGCTGCTGGACGCGATTGGTTTCGCGCTCTCTACGCTCAATTGGAGCGTGAAGAACTGGAGGAAGATGACGACTCCCCAGACGACAAGATTTCTGCGGATGGCAATAACGCTATCAGCGAAAATGGCAAAGTTTCTTTGCCGCAACCAACACAACAACCCGACACAAATATGTCCGATAGCACTACTGTGACGGCTGCGGCTGCTCCTGCCGCTTCCGTTGATCTCACCGCGATTCTTGCTAAGCTTTCCGCTCTGGAAGCTTCCATGAAGTCTCCTGCCGCTGCTCCTGCTCCTGAGCCGGTGCGTCCCGTTATTGAGAATCTCGGAAACCCGTTGATGGAGAAGCACAAGAGCCTTCGCGCTGGTGCAGAGCGTAAAGGTTTCTTGATTCAGAACCACAGCGAGTTGCTGCGTCAGTCGCGCTTGATCGCTCCCCAGAACGCGAACACTTTCGCTGCTGGTTTGGTTGTCGATTATCTCGCTGACTCGGTTATCACTGTTGCGACTACTAAGTTGGCTATGATTGCTAACTTCACGCGCAACGTTGGTCTCGATAACTTGCGTCCCCGAGCTACGGTTCAGGTGAAGAAGTTCACTGGTGGTGATGACGCTCAGGACAACCTGACCGACTTCGAGAACAACTCCAACAACGAGTCCACTCTGGCTGCTACCTCGGTGACTGTTAACCAGATCACCAAGACTTTTACCGTCACTCAGCAGGAACTGAATCAGGGTTTCCAGTTGGCTGATCTCGCTCAGGGTTCCGCTGAGATCTTCGCTCTTGCCATTAGCAAGAAGGTCACCGCTCAGATGACTTCCGCTCTGTTTGGTGCTGGTACTGTTATCGGTACTGCTGCCAACTTCGACACTAGCGACCTCCCTGCGATCTTGGCTCTGGCTAAGAACTACCGACAGAAGCTGTTGCTGTTGGATGGTAGTCACATGGCTCGCTTGATGTTCTCCGGTCAGTTGACTGCTGCCGCTGGAACCAACCCGTTCCCTGATGCGCGCTACGGCCCCCTGAACAACGGTTATTTCGGATTTGCGAACATCTTGGAGCAGAACGACTGGACTGGAGCTATTGCTAACACCGCTGGTTTCGTTTGCGGTCAGGACGCTATTGCGGTTGCGAGCGGTCTGCCGGTTGGAATGATCGCTGGCGAGTTTGTTGAGCAGCGCACTGTCGAGTTGTCCAATGGCCTCTCGGTGCTGTTGTCCGTCTGGTACTCCCGCGCTTCCCGCGCTCACATGGCGTCTTACGACATCATGTTTGGTGCTGCTGCTGCGGACACTACGCAAGCTGAAGTTCTCATCACCGCTTAATCCTTAAGGATATGCGTATCGCAACCACCGTAGCAGTGGACAAGAACGGCAAGAGTAAGCTCGTTTCTGGTCCCGATATTGACGCGAGTCTCCAACGCGACAATTTCAACACTGTTTCAGTTCCCGAAGGAGGCAAGCTCATCTTGTGGGTACAAGGAGCTTTAGCACCGAAGATCCGTAAAGGTTAACCGTAAAATTGGGGAGGCTGCTGGAAATTTCCGGTGGCCTCCCCTCTAACCGAAAAACAAAATGGCTGGAGTTCAAACCGACATTGCAACGCAGGATTCGATGGGTTTTCAGGGAGCAGTCCCTATTACCACAACCGCACTCAATTCTGCTGGTTATACTGCAATCCAGTTTGCCGAGAGCGGAACCCTGACTAGCATTGCTGGCCTCGGATTCTCTGGCACTTGGACTGGTATCACGTTCCCTGCTGGATTCATTATCCGTGGACGTATCACTAGCTTCCAGTTGGCTTCCGGTAAGGCTGTTGCATATCTCGCCCGTGCTTAATGACATTGGACCTGTCATTAGATCTAGCCGCTGAAGGGGATTCAGCGATTGATCCGTACCCTCCCGCAGCGCGAAATATGCTGCAGGAGGACGACTTCCTAGTCCTACAAGAGGACGGGACGTCGAAAATTGTTTTCTCACTGATCACCGACTAACACTTTTAGACCATGCCAGACTCAAAGATCACAGCTCTCGCCAGCACTGGAACCGGAACCGACCCCGCCAACGATCCGCTGGTCATCGTGGACGTTTCCGATACGTCAATGGCTGCAAGCGGTACTACCAAGAAGGTCACGCTGAACAACCTGCTGGCTTGTTCTCCCACCGCCACTTTCGCCAGTGCCACCATCACCGGCGATCTGACGGTGGACACGAGTACGCTGAAGGTGGATTCGACGAACAATCGGGTGGGTATTGGTAATGCAAGCCCGACTCGTGCGCTTGATGTGGTTGGATCTGCAATCGTTT